CACCTATCATCCGCCCGTCGATCCAGACGTGAAGCGGTTCTATGAATATTTTCGCGACGAGATGCAGCGGAAGGCGCTCTATCTCTACGATGAAATGCCGGAATGCGCCGAGCGGACGATCGCTATGCGGCATCTAGAGCAAGCGGTGATGTACGCCAATGCGGGCGTTGCTCGGCATGGCACCAAGGGCGGCGTTGGATCTGCGGCCTGATCCCCGCTTTCGGCGCCAGCTTTGGACACCGCCGAGTGCCGCACCCGAGCGGCGCGAGCGGACGCTCATGGCGCTGTCATGCCCCAAGTGCAAGCTCAGCTTCTCGGCACCCAAGGAATACGCGATGGCGATCTGCCGCGCCGACGAGCCGCCTTTCATTGGCGATGGGCGCGGATGCGGTTGGCTCCTGGGGCTTGAGCCGCCCTACGCTTCGGGGACCCACGGGCGCGCCTTTGCCGTGATCGATATGAAGATCGATCCCGCATCGGGCAAGCACGATAAGCGGCTCTACGTCGAAGGCTGGCGCCGGATCGTCGAGCATTGGGAGAACCGCGGGCTCGCGAAGCGTGAGACCGATTCGGAGGGCAAGGTGATCGGCGTACGGATGCCGACCGTAGCTGACTTGCCCAGTGCTCTCGAACAGTCGGAGAATTGATGGCTCGGGGATCGGCGATAGTCGTGTCTTCACGCTCCGCCGCGCGCCGTTTACCCGAGCCGCCCTCTTTGGATTCGCCACGGCTGCGTCGGCCGACATCCCTTGTCCGGCCGGCACGTGCCCTGCGTCAGGCGTTGAATCGGGACTTCACGCGGACGTCGGCAGCAGTCACCCAGGTTCTCTCTCGCTCTGGGTCCCTGGAACGGCTCCACCGTGACGCGACGCGACGTCTGGCGGCCGAGGCGAAACGCGCAAAGGGCCCAGTCGGTCGGGGCGGCCGGCCCCTGGGCCCAGAGCGCACCCGCCAGCTGCAAGGGATCTTTGAGCTGGATGAATTGAAGGCCGTGGGCTCCCTCATGGCCGACGATGAAGACGTCTTCCGGTTGGCGATTGCGGAATCGCTCGATGACGCCTACGTCGATATGTTCGAGGCTGGGGGCACGGCCGCGCGTCGGGCGCTGGGCGTCAGGGGCGCCTTTCGCCTAGAGAGTCCGGCCGTGGCCGAAGCCCTGGCACAGCGAGCGAACCTCCTCGCCGGGAACGTGGCCGATGACGTCTTCGAGCGATTGAAGACCGTGCTTGCCGAGGAGTTCTACTTCGCGGGCAAGGGACCGTTTGAAGTCGCGCGTTCATTACGGGGCGAATTCGACTGGTTGACGAAAGCGCGCTCTGAATTGATCGCACGCACGGAGACGGGAGCGATCGTCAGCGAGGCGAGCTGGATCACGTACTCCGCGAGTGGAGTGCCTTTCAAGCGCTGGCTCGCGACGCTTGACGGCAAGGAAAGGGAAGACCACTTCGAGGCGCACGGCCAGATCCGCGCAATCGATGAGCCATACGACGTCGGCGGCGAGCAGCTCATGCATCCACTCGATCCCGCAGGGAGCGCCGCGCAGGTTTGCAATTGTCGGTGCGATGAAGTGCCAGTCGTGACGGCAGATCAAGCCTTCTCCGATGCCGACGTTTGGGACGGGACGAACAATCCCGACCAGTTTGCGCGCGAACGGCTCGCCGATCCTGATCGCCCACCACGGCAGACGGGACCCGATCCCTCCGCGACCGATGATCTCGACTTCGCCTTCCCGGAGGATGAGAAGCGAGTCTCGCGGTACGATGCGACCGATATCCCGGTTGAGATCGAGGAATTAGAGAAGGCGGTCGGTCCGAGCCGAGCGCGTCGGGTGCTTGACTGGTGGCGTGGCAAGGCAGACCGCGATTATGTGCGCGACGATCTAGGCCGATTCGGCGAGACCGGTGGCGGTGAGACTGGCGGCGGCGGCGCCGCGCCATCCAGGGAAGATGTGATGCGCGCCGAGATTCGGAGGCAGCAAGCGATTTCGGAGAGGATCCGCGCCGCGGCCGAGGCCAGCGGGCGACGGACGCCCGACGAGGCGCCGCTCCTCGCCCCCGTAGGAACGCCGGCGCAGCCCCTAGATGTTCAGAGCCCCGCCGTCCAGGCGACACTGGACCAGCACGAGGCGGCGATTCGAGGGAATAATTTCGAGACAGCGGTCGCGGTAGATTCAGACGGGAACGTTCTATTCAACCAACCGGGAGATAAAACGAACATTTCGCTCACGCCACAACAAACAGACCGCCTACGTGGTGCTACCCTGACCCATAACCACCCCGGTCGGGTATCGACCTCCTTCTCCTTGCAGGATATAGAACTCGCCAGCCGAGCAGGTGTTCAGGAGATCAGGGCAGTGGGGAGAGACGGCACGGTTTATCGGATGCAGGCGGGGAGCGGAGTAGATTGGCCAGGCGTTGAGCGCATCGGCTATGCAAAAAATGGCCAGATCCCGATAGTCAAGGAGAGGCTGGTAGCTGAGGTCCGAGCGGGACGCATGACGCGCGCGCAAGCAAACAGCGACTTCAATCACCAGGTTTGGACGGACATCGCGCCGCGGCTCGGGATGAGATACGAGCGGGTCGCGCCGAGGCGGAGGGGCCGTTAATGTGTGAGTGCTTGGTCTATGCGGAAGGCGACGCCTATCTCTGCGTGCCTTGCGCGGGCATGGTGGCCGAGTGTCCCCGGTGCGGGCCGGCGGTTTTGGGATCGACGCGGCTAGAGCATTGGCAGGACGAACCAATGCATTCTATCCGCGTGACAATCGAGCCTCTATTGGATGCCGGTGCTCTCGCCAGTTACTTGGAAGCTGCCGGCGAATCATGGCGCCTTAAGTGCCGGGAGCTGATTATCCGCGCGCTTGAGATTGGCACGCCATCGCTCGATGGTGACTGGCTAGCCAAGGCCGAGACGCTAGCTGATCGGCTTCTGAACGAGCCATTTACAGTCGAGCCATTTACAACCAGCGGAAGTGGAGTAGGCGATGATCCGACCAGAGACGCCTGACGGCGGCTTTGAACTCGATGATTCAGAGATCGAGCAAGAGTGGATCACCGAAGAGGACATCATCGACTCGGAGGATGAGTGACGCCTCAGAAGGGCCGCATCTGGGCCAATCGTATGCTCGCTTCGGGCCGCTGTGTTCGGTGCGGCAAGCCGCGCGAGCACTACATGCGGACCTGTGACGCGTGCGCCAAGAAGGACACGGCGCGGACCCGGAAGCGGACGGGTAGCAAGGTCTGGCGGCCCGGTGGTCCCGGCCGGCCGCCGAAGGTGGTGCGCGATGACGCAGCGAAGGAGAAGCAGCCATGAGTGGCGAGATTGCAGCGATCGAGCGGATACGGTGCTCCAAGTGCGGTAGCGTCGAGTTCGAGATTACGGATGGAATGGAACGCGGCGAGAAGATGGAGCGCAAGCAGGCGTCGGCAATTATGCGAGGACTGATTGAGGCCGACCCATTGTCATCGCGTGGGATCGAACGACAGAACCGGTGGCATGAAGCTGCCCGCGCCTACATCGCCAAAGCGGAGAGCGAGAGCAGGGCTAATGAGGGTGGTGAGTGAGTGCGGATTGGCGGACGGAGCCGCGATCGCCTGGAGCGGCAGCGGGCTCGCCTCAAGGCCGAAGGCTATGAGCCAGCTACCCAGTCGGATCCCGCCGATCGGCATGTGCAGGTCAGGTGCTTCGTGGATGGCGCCCTCATTGCCGAGCTGCCGATGGGGACGCGCTACAGGCTCCTTGCTCCAGATGATGTACCCGAGAATCATCCGGACGCTACCGGGGTCGTCTTCCTCCAATGCCGGCGGTGCAAAGAGAAGCGCGTCCTGATCCAGCATCCGATCGGACCGCCCGGCAAGCCCGACACGAACGGCAAGCGCTAGCCGCTATCGTGCTCGGCGATCGTCTCCTGCGCGGCCGCGGCGATGTACTGCTTGGCCGCTTCTATGTCGTCTGAATCCTCGACGCTACTAGTAATCGCGTAACCATCCGGACCTGCCCAACGGAGAAGCCGCCGCATAATCTCCGCCGCCCGCCGCTGCTCGGCGCGCTGGCCTTCGTCACGTCCAATGCGCCGACAGCGCGAGCAATAGTGAAGATGTTCGGTGCGCATACTCCCTATCATGGTCGATGGTTGCCGAGCGGACGCCTGCTCCTCGCCAGCATAGGAATGCTCGCCTCTGCTGATGCGAAGGAGCGCGGCGTCACTCAATGCTCGACCATGATCGACCGCTCCGCCGTCGGCCGCGATAAAGTCACGCACTCTCCGCGCCACCACCAGTCTCTCGGCCTCCACGGCTTCGCGCACCTGCCTTGCATGCATACCGCAGGTACTGAGTAGCCGACTGCCATCGTGATCGCAGGCACAAGATCCCATGGGCCGAATTATAGCACAGTCTCCAGCCGAAAATAAACCTTGACACGCAACTAGCGTTGCCGTAACAAGTCCCCACGTATATCTCCAGTCGCGAGGCTCAAGAAGCCCTGTCCGAGCGCAAGCCCGGGCGGGGCTTCTATCTTTTTCGGGGGACGAGTGCAAGGGACGAAAGCCGAGGATCAGCACTTTCACGAGGTCACGCTCCCCGGTGGCCAGATCGTCCCGACCGGGCCCCCGATTGGCGAGCCGGCAACCGATCCCGCCCGCGACGCTGTCGCTGCCCCAGGCGCTCCCGATTACCCGCAGGACGGCAAGCGCGAGTACGTGCGCGACGATCACGGCCGGTTCTCCTCGGATGGCGCTGGCGGGGCAGCGAACGATGCGCTCGACGCGCGTGGGGTGGCGCTCGCAGTCGCCGGTACCAAGAACCCGCAGGAAGCGGCCGCCGGCCGGCAGCGCTTGGCAGGGCTCGTGGATCGGGCGACGTCACGGGCGCGCTCGACCCTTGGCCGTGAGCACCCGGCGACCCGGACCTTGAGTGCGATCTCCAGCCGAGCGCGGACGGCCGATGCGCGCGGGCTACAGACCTTGGCCGGCGAGCTTGGGCGGGTGAACGAGCGGCTGGCCGAGGAAGCAGCCGCCGGGAAGTCCGCCCCAGGAACGAAGGAGGACCGAGTGGAGCCCACCGACACGGATCCCGACCGAGAGAAGGCGGCGGCCGCCGGTGCCTACGCGACCCAAAACCCGGCGAACCTCCCCGCCTACGGGCGCGAGGTCTACGACCGGATGCACGACACGACTTTCCAGATGTTCGGCAAGGCCGACGATCCCGCGAGCGAGCGCTATGCCTCCGGGGTCGCATGGCGAGCCGTGGCCCAGGCGTACGGCTTTGCGTCGGCTCCAAGCACGGCGAAGGCCGCTACGTTGCCGCAAGCAGCCGGGATGCGGCCCCCGGTCTCGGGCCACGGCCGTTTCGTTTCTGCCCCGACACACGCGAAAGGCATCCCGTGGGGTGGCCCCGTCTTCTCGGAAGGCGGGTTCTGGATCGTGCCGGTCTCGCGGTCCCGCGGTGCCGAGAACCTCTACGACCGGATCGATAGCCGGGTGATCCCGGATTCCGGCGGCGCTGTCGTTCGCGTCGGGATCGGCCGCCCTAATAACCACAAGCAGATCATCGACGTCCGGGTGCCGAAGCGGATGGTGGACTCGACCCCGGGCGGCTCCGGCGCTGCGGGCTGGGTCCAGTGGAATATGGACATCATCCGCACGGTCGCTCAGTCGGACGTCTCCCCCGGTGCCTTAATCCGCCAGTCGGTCGTCAAGGCGCTGGCTGCCCCCGCCGAGCCGGCCGCGCGGTTGGACGTCACGGGCTGCAAGTTCGTAACATCGCCCGAGAAGGCGCAGGAGCGGATCACCTACGACGTCGTGTACGCGCCCTGGGAGGTGGATCTCCAGGGCCAGTACGCAACCGAGGAAGAGGTCCGGAAGATGGCGCACGAGTTCATCGCCCGGAAGGGCGGCATGAACTTGATGCACATCACGGGGCTCAAGATGACGGACGGCCGCCCGGCCGGCGAGCCCGTTGAATCCTTTATCGCGCGCTCGGGGGACCCCGACTTCCCCCGCGGCGCCTGGGTCATGGGGGTCAAGTGGCACCCGGAAGCCTGGGAGCAAGTCAAGTCGGGCAGGCTCACGGGCTACTCAATCGAGGGCCAATGGGGCGTCGTGCCGCTCCACCTGGTCCCGTCGGCCGCCGAGATGGGGATCGGATGAAGTCACTACGCGAGCTGATCACGGGTGCCAAGGAACTCGACTACGTGGGCGAGATCATCGCGGGCGAGGTGACGGAAGTGGCAGGCGTCGATCGCCCGGCCACGGGCCGGCGCTGGCGCTTCTTCAAGGCTGGGCCCGGCTCCAAGGCGGGGATCTCCCCGACGCTTGCCCCCGGCGCCAACTACACGGCCTGTCTGGCAACGGGCGAGCAGCCCACGCCCACCGTCTGCGAGACGAATGAGCCCGATGCGCTCGGCAATTTCACGGATGTCCTCCGGGCCGACATGGCGGGGCACGACGCCTCGGTCGCCGATTTGAAGATGCTGGCCGAGGTCGAGGACGCGATCACACGGGGCGAACTCACATTGCAGGAGGAAAAGATGATCACGCGCGGACGGAAGTGCCCCGACGGGATCGAGCCCGAAGGCAAGGACGTCGCACCGCCGGTGCCCGAGGAGATGGCAGCCGATGTGCCGCTCGAGGACGAGCCGGCGGCAATCGAGGTGCCCTCGACCCCTACCGAATGGAGCCTCGCCGATTGCTTGACGCAAGCGACCGACATGGGGCTCCCCGAAGACGCCGCGGTCTCGGCCTGCCAGATGGTGCGAGGCGAGTTCGGCGACCCGAACGACGAAACGAAGATCCTTGTGCCCGACGGGACTGAACCCGAGGGCTTGATCAATGCGGCGGCGATGAGCTTGGGGCTGGGGAAGTCGCTCAAGGTAGAGCCTCAGGGTCCGCCGGCCGTCAAGTTCCAGGGTGAGAACCGCTGGCGCACGCTCTTCAAGCGCTTCTTGGGAATCCGTGAGCCGCGCCCCGGGCGCAAGCTGGTCGAGTATCTGCGGGGCGTGGAGTCCCGCGTGGAGGGACTCATGTCTGAGCAAGTGAAGTCACGGGAGGACCTGCGGCTCCTGATCGAGCAGCAAGGCCAGATGATCCACGCGCTGGCGGGCCTCGCTGGCGTCACCCTACCGGCCCCTGCCCCAGCTGCCCCGGCAGCCGTGGCGGAGCCCGCCCCCGCGGCTCCGCCACAGGGCTCCGGGAATCCGATCATGGAGCCTGCCAAGTCGGCGCCGACTGCCCCGGCCGATGGTGCCAAGGATGGTGCCGCGGCCGGGGCCCCGATCCCGGCGGCTCCTACCCCGGACGACCGAATCGCCCGGCTCGAGGCGACCGTGCAGGAACTCGTGGCAGCGCTCACGGGCGGCGGGCCGGCGATGGACGAGCCCGGTGACAACGAGCTGCCGGATCTCGTGGGTGCCGGAGTAGCAGCGCCCTCGGCCGAGCCGAAGCGCGTGAGTGCCGCGACCCCGCCGCCGAACCGGCTCCTCCAGTCGAAGGCAGTCGCCCCGGCTGGCAACGGTACGCCGGTCGAGTACTCGACCATTCTCGGCGCACCCGTGACGACCTCGGAGCGGAACGCGGCGCGTAACGGCGGCGGGCTCCCCCGCATCGCCCGGCGATAAGGAGCAACCCCCATGAGTGCGACCTACTTCAAGTCGATGCACGTGGACGAGGACCCGCAGGGCCCGCCCAAGTTCTTCTCCGACGTGCGGCTCTCGGGGGCCGATCAGCTCCTTGCCCGCGATCCCGAGACCGTCGCTTTCCTGGCCAAGTGCTACGCCGAAAAGGTGACGCACCCGCCAGGCCAGCGCTGGCACATCTTTGCCGAGAAGCGGCTCGGCGCCTTCCTCGGGGCTCTCGGGGTTGATCTCGAGGAGGCCAAGAAGTTTGTCGGCGAACCGACGGACGTCCCGACCTACTGCGACTCGATGGAGCAGTCGGTCAAGATGTTCAACGGGACGTCATTCCTTGCCAAGAACGTGTACGAGGTCTGCGCGCACCTTCGCAGCCGGCGAGCGCTCGCGCGTACGTAGGGAAACCACCCCGGGCATCACGGGACAGGGACGTTCCGTGCCGGAAGTTCCAAGGAGGGGACGCAAGTGCTATCCCAAGGACACGCGCTGCTCGCGGCACCGTCATCGGTGACCGAGGGTCGGCGCCTCACGAAGTACGAGCAGGCCAAGTTCCTGCTCCGTACCGTCGCTCCGTGCTTGATCCAGCCCGAGGAGGCAGACCGGCTCATTGACTACGTGGTCGATGAGTCCCAGATGTTCCGCGAGGCGTCGGTCGAGCGCATGACCACGAACGAGCAGACGATCCGCTTCATCAATCTCTCAAGCGGCATCCTTCGGCTCGCGACCTGTAACGAGACCCCGACCGAATCGGTCTCGATCACGAACACGAACAAGTGCTTGAAGACCATCAGTCTCGACGCCAAGTTCTTCCTCTGCGATGACGACTTGCAGGACGGGATCACCGGCCCGCAGTTGGAGCAGCAGATTATGCGGATGACGGCCGAGACGATCGCGAACGAGACAGAGCGGATCGCGTGGATGGGGAACACGAACGGGAGCTACACCGATCCCTCGAACGTGAACAACGCCGTCATGGGAGCGCGCGATATGTGGTATCGCCAGCTCCAGCAAGGGCACATCCTGAACGGCGGCGGGTTCTCGGGTGCCGATGCCGGTGACCGGACGATTACCTTCCACAAGCTGAACTGTCTCCAGCGCGCCCTCCCGACCAAGTACCGCCGGAACCCGGAACAGCTCCGGATCTACATGCCGAGTGACATGTGGGTCGATTATGCGGAGCTCCACCAGGGTCGTGAGACGGTCCTCGGCGATCGCTCGCTCTTGGGCCCGGTGCCCCGCGAGCACATGTCCACCCCGATCGTGCCCGTGCCCTTGATCCCGACCAACATCCGCGCCTGCGGGTGCGAGTCGCTCGCGACGTCCACGGGGACGTTCATGGTGATCACGGACCCGGCGAACCTGGTCGTTGGGATCCAGAAGAACATCACGTTCGAGCGGTGGCGCGATGGACCGCGGCACCTGACGTGGTTGATCTGGACTTTCCGGTTCGATGCGCTCGTGTTCAACGAGGATGCGACGGCGATGGTTGACTGCATGCAGCTGGATGCTTGCGCCTCGACCTGCGTGCCGGCGGCTCTGCCGGCCGGGCGCTGTGTCGCCTGCATCAACTAGCGCGGTAACGCTCTCGTAGCCTGCGACCTTCGGCGAAGCGCGGTAGATCTGGCCGGTTGCCCACGGGTTCTCCGGGACCGGCTGGAAACGCGCTTCGCCGAAGGGGACAGAAGCAAAGACAACTCACCCGGCTCTTGAGTAGCCGTCCGCCTCCCCCGCCCCAGCCTACCCATAGGGGCGAGACAGCCGAGAAAGGATGCCCGTGCCTCAGGTGGTCCTGGCGCGAAGCCTCACCTATGCCCACAACGGACGCGCGTTCCGGCGTGGCGAGCCCCAGGACGTGCCCGAAGGCGACTACCTATTCCTACTCTCCCAGGGCTTCATCGACCCGAACCACGAGCTCCAGGTGGTCCACCCGGCACGGCTGACGCGAGCCCCGGCGGATTCCGAGATCCCGATCGTCAGAACGGGCGGGCTCGGAGACGTGCTCATGGTGCTCCCGGCACTCAGGGAATTGGCGCGGCGGTTCCCCCGGCTCCGGTTCACCTACGCGACGGCGCACGAGTTCGTGCCGCTCCTCCGGAATTGCCTCCTAGGACAGCCGGGCGGGTTCCTTCACCGGGTCTGCGCCCTGGCCGATCTCCACGGGCGGCTCCCGTGGGTGATCGATCTCCGGGGCTACTCCGAGCGGGACGGCCGGGAGCGCTACGACCGGATTGGAGTTTTCGCCCGCTACTTGCTGAACGGCGGCGAGCCGCTCGACTGGTCCTATCCCTTGCAGGCCACCGATCAGGAGCGCTTGCAGGGGAAGATCGCCACGGGGGCCATTGATCACGGCCGGCCGGTGGTCGGGATTGTCGTTGGCTCGCACTCGCAGTCGGGGATGCGTAACTGGCCGACCACCTACGTCGAGGAGTTCGCCGAGCGGGCCTTCGATCATGGCTATCGAGCGGTGCTGATCGATGACCACGTGCATCAGCTGACCCCGCGGCTCGCGGCGGCGGGCGTGCGCTCGCTCGCCGGGCACCTGACGATCCCGACGCTGCTCTCAGTCGTCGCCTCGCTCGATTACCTGGTAACGCCGGATACCGGGGTGCTCCATCTCGCCGAAGCGCTGGGTGTACGGACGGTGGGCTACTTCACGAGCGTGCCGCCGGAGGCGCGGGCCGTGCACTACCGCTACGTGCGGAGCCTCTACGCCGCCGTCCACTGCGCCCCCTGCTACCACGCGCCGACCTGTGGCGCGCCGCCGGGGCAAACGCTCTGCGCGCTCGAGGTCAAGCCCGCGCGTGTGTGGCAGGAGATCGAGTGGATGGCGGAGAACGCGCCGCCCTACGACTACCGAGCGCCATTTGTCCACCTGCAGCCGGTGGCGCAGCCGGTGCAATTCAACTTTCAGGCGGCATAGGAGGAGCAGATGGTTCTTACATGGGTTGAGGTCTTCGATCGGCTCGCCGAGATGATCGGCTCGATCCAGCAGCCGGAGGATCAACCGCAGTTTCGGCTCATCGTGGACGAGCAGTCTTCACCGCCGAACGTGAAGATTGACGCGCGAGCGAATCGCGGCTCGGAATGGGTGCCGATCGGCGCGCTACCGGCGCCAGCGGATGAGACCCCTGAGCTGCCGGTCGGTGGTGGCGGACTCGGATCGGAGTTATAGATGTATTCAGTACGTGGACGAGCGCCGGCCACCGCGGCGACCGCCGATCATGCCGTCTTTAGCTTCTGGAACCCGCACTCGACGCAGCGCATCAAAGTCATCTCGGTCGCGATGTTCGCGCAGACCGCGTTCACTGCGGGGTGGGTTGGTCGTATGCGGCGGATCAGCGCGCGCGGCACGGCCGGCTCGACGGTGACACCTAATAGCTCGAACCATTCGACGCTTGGCGTGGCGCCGCCATCGGGCGCGCTCCTCGATCTGGCGCAGTTCTCGGCGCAGCCGACATTGCTGGCTAGCTCCGTGGACATACTCATGGGCTATCCGTTCCCCGCCGTGATCGGAGCGGGTGTTGTCTATCCGATCCCTGGTGGCGTCGAGATCGGACCCGGGGCAGGAATTGCTTTCATCCAGGTGCCGGCGACGGCTTCGGGCGTGCTCGAAGTAACGATCAACTGGATGGAGGATTGGCTCTAGATGCCGACGTATCGCATGACGATCGTCGTATGCATCCAAAACCTCTCCGAGGTGTACGACGCCCTGCTGCCTGGTGGAAACAACCAGTGTTACGGCACGACGTGGGGCGCGCTCTTGCCCTGGTATGACGGCATGAGTCGCTTGGGACCGGTCCCGTCCGGCGTGCGTACGTATTACCCGAGCAGCATGGCTCATCCACTGATGGACTCGGAGCCCATGCATTCCTCCTCCTCGACGGCGCAGTACACGGCTCCGGCCTATTGGTGGCAGTCGCAGGAATTTGAGGACACCGTGGCAGCGGCACCTTCGTTCGTGGTCGCGTGGGGCGCCAAGGCCAATATGGGAACGGGGTTCAACGTCCAATGAGCACGCTTCGCCAAAATGTCAGCGGGCAGCGCGTCTTCTTCGCGCTGATCAACGCGACGACGGGCGCCGGCCTGACCGGGGCCACCGTGACCGTCAACCGCGGGATCGACGGTGCGGCACAGGCGGCGGCGACTGGCACGGTGACAGAGCTCGGGCTCGGGCAGTATCGGTTCGACCCGAGCCAGGCGGACACGAATGGCGATCACGTCGGCTATATCTTCACGGCCACGAACGCGATCCCGGTGGGCGCCAACTTCGTGACCACCAACTCGAACCCGCACGACGGCGTGAGTCTCGGATTGTCGGCGGTGGCATCGAACGTGGTGCAAATCTCGGGTGACGCGCCTGCGGCCGATGCGCTCGAAACGATGCTCGACGGCACGGGCGGCAACAAGCTTACGCTTGAGCAGATCCGAGTCAACTCGACCACGGCGGGCGGCGGCATCGACATTGACAACACGGCCGGGCCGGCGATCAGCGCCCGCACGTCGAGCGGCGATGCGGCGGAGTTCGTGTCTACCGGTGGCAACGGCGATGGGATCGCGGCGACAGGGCAAGGCTCAGGTCATGGAATCTTTGGCACGGGAGGGGTTACGAACGGCGCTGGAATCCGTGGTCTCGGTGGGACCGATGGTCATGGATTCTTTGGCACCGGAGTAGGCGGTGGCAACGGCGCGCAGTTCACGGGCGGCGCGACAGATGGCATCGGCATCGCCGCCACCGGCACTGGTGGTGGTGCGGGCGGTCGCTACATCGGCGGGAATACTAACGGCAGCGGGTTGGAGTTGTTCGGCGGGTCTACCAACTCAACGGGGCTTAGCGCCAGTGGAAATGGCACGGGCGCTGGCATCACGGCCACGGGTGGAGCCACTGGGCATGGCATCAGCGGCGTCGGTGGTGGCACTGGGGCCAACGGTATCCACGGGATCGGTGGCCCCAATGCCCACGGCATCAACGGCACGGGCGGCACTAATGGCACCGGCATCCGCGGCTTGGGGACCGGCACCGCGCCAGGCATACGCGCTGTGGGTGGCTCGTCCGGGCACGGCTTCGATGCGACAGGGCTTGGCGTAGGAAACGGTATTAATGTGGTTGCGGGCGCGACAGACGCCCACGGCATCTTATCTCAGGGCGGCGGTGCCGGGCACGCGATCTATGCCCGTGGTGGCACGTCAAGCGGTCACGGGATCTTCGCCGAGGCCACGCTGGGCAACGCGGCCGGCATCCGGGCGGCAGGGGCCGGCACCGGCGCCGGCATCAGGGCCGACGGTGGCGCGACTGGCCATGGCATGCACGCCGTTGGCGTTGGCACCGGCAGCGGAATCGTAGCCGATGGTGGCGCAACAGGCGCCCCAGGCATCGCTGCTATCGCCAACGGTGGAAACGCGGCCGGCTTGGTAGCCACCGGCTCGGGCACCCAGGCTGGCATATCGGGCGTGGGCGGCGCGACTTCGGGCGCCGGCATTGTCGGCACGGGTGGTGCACCGAACGGCCACGGCATCCTGGGCGTGGGCGCTGGCACGGGTTCTGGCGTGCGCGGCAACGGGGGCGCCACCGGGCACGGCTTCCACGGCTTCGCGGGGGCGACCAGTGGCGACGGGTTCCGGGTGCAGGCCAACGCCAACGGACACGGGTTCCAGGCAATCGGCGGCGGCACGGCCGGCAACTCTGGGATCGTCGGGCAGTCGGGCGTCAGTGGCCACGGCATCTACGGATTCGGCGATGGCGTGGGCGCCGGCATGCGGCTCGACGGAGGAGCCACTGGTCACGGGCTCATCTCTACGGGCGGGGTGATCTCAGGTGACGGGATACGAGCGACCGGGCCCGGCGATCCAGCGAACGGAATCTACGCGGCCGCCGGGGTCAAGGGCCACGGCATTGCGTCCTTTGGGGGATCGGCGGAGGGTGACGGATTCCACGCCGAAGCCTTGACCGATGGCGACGGAATTCAGGCGGTCGGCATCGGAACTGGATGCGACATCAACGGCGACCTGTGCGGCACCGTGGATTCGGTCGTCAACGTCACGAGCATCGTCAACGGCGTATGGGACGAGCCGATCGCCGGGCATCTGAGCGTTGGCAGTACTGGCGAAGCCCTGAACAACGCAGGGAGCGGGGCATCGCCGGCCACCATCGCCGATGCGGTGTGGGATGAGTTACGCGCTGGGCACGTCATCGCCGGATCCTTCGGTGAGGGTGTGGCCTCGGTGCAAGGAAACGTCACCGGCTCGGTGGCATCCGTAACCGGGAACGTCGGTGGCAACGTTGTCGGCAACGTCAACGGGAATGTGGTGGGCTCGGTCGGTTCGGTCGCGCTGAACGGGATCACGGCCTCCTCGCTCGACGCCACGGCCATCGCCGAGATCGCCGACGGCGTGTGGGATGAGGACATTGTGGCCGCGCACGGCACGGCCGACACGTCGGGCCTGATCCTCTCGCAGCTCACCCGGCGCGCTGTCACGCTCACCACGGCCGTGCTGGACGGCTCGGTCATCGGGCAGATCCTCGACGATGGCACCGCCGTATATGACCGCACGACGGACTCGCTGCAAGCGATCCGAGACGCGCTCGCGGCTGCCGGCCCAACCGCCGCCGTCATCGCGGACGCGGTATGGGATGAGCTTCGTGCCGGCCATGTCATCGCCGGAAGCTTCGGTGAGGGAGTCGCGAGCGTTCAAGGCAACGTGACTGGCACCGTAGCCTCGGTGGTGGGTAACGTCGGCGGCAACGTGGTGGGCAATGTCAATGGGAACGTCGTGGGATCGGTGGGGTCCATTGCAGCAGGAGGGATCACCGCTGCGAGTTTCGCCGCTGGTGCGATCGACGCCGCGGCCATCGCCACCGATGCAATCGGCGCCGCCGAACTCGCTGCCTCTGCCGTGAACGAGATCGCAGACCAGGTATGGGATGAGATTCTGGCGGGGCATCTGGGAGTGGGATCGACAGGCGAAGCCCTCAACAATGCGGCGGCAGCCTCGCCCTCTGCGGCAGTCATTGCTGATGCCGTATGGGACGAATTGCGTGCGGGACACGTCATTGCCGGGAGCTTTGGGGAAGGTGTTGCCTCTGTTCAGGGCAACGTCACTGGCTCAGTAGGCTCTATTGCCGCTGGCGGGATCGTCGCCGCTTCCTTCGCTGCCAATTCGATCACGAGTGGTGCGCTTGACGTGTCGGCGGTGAACGAAATCGTTGACCAAACCTGGGACGAAATACTCGCCGGGCACTTGGGAGTAGGTTCTACCGGGGAAGCCCTCTTCAACGCTGGATCAGGTGCCTCTGCCGCCACCATTGCCGATGCTGTTTGGGACGAGCTGCGCGCTGGTCATGTCATCGCTGGTTCGTTCGGGGAAGGCGTGGCATCCGTCCAGGGGAATGTCACGGGCACGGTCGCATCGGTCACGGGCTCGGTCGGGTCGGTGGCCTTGAACGGGATTACGTCGGCCTCCCTCGACGTCTCGGCCGTGAATGAGATCGTCGATCAGACCTGGGACGAGATTCTGGCTGGACATCTCGGGGTCGGGTCCACGGGTGAGGCTCTGAACAACGCCGGATCCGGCGCATCCGCCGCCGTTATAGCTGACGCCGTTTGGGATGAATTGAGAGCCGGCCATGTCATTGCGGGCTCGTTTGGCGAGGGTGTCGCCTCGGTTCAGGGGAACGTCACCGGGACCGTGGCTTCCGTGACGGGATCGGTAGGCTCCGTGGCGTTGAACGGAATCACGGCGGCGAGCCTGGATGTCTCGGCGGTGAACGAGATCGTGGATCAGACCTGGGATGAAATTCTGGCCGGTCACTTGGCGGTCGGGAGCACGGGCGAAGCCCTTAACAACGCGGGTACGGGGGCATCGGCTGCCGTGATTGCCGCGGCGGTCTGGGATGAACCGCTCGCGGGGCACGTGATCGCGGGCTCGGCGGGCTTCGCTGAGAACCTGATCGACGACACGTTGGCGGCCGTGGTGAACGTCCAGGGGCGCGTACCGCTGACGCTCCATCCCGACGGACGGATGCGCTCCCATGTCGAAGCCTGCGACCCGCCGTGCACGCCGACGGGTGGCGGTGGTGGCGCCGTCGATACGTTCGAGGCGGTGCCGCTATGAACCCATGGGCAGCAGGCGTGATCGGGATGATCTTCGGCTTCTGCGCCGGGATCATCGCGGCCGCGCTCTGTATCGGCTCGAGCGATAGCCGGTTTCCGCTCATTCGGTCGGAACCCATGCCGGGCCATCAGCCGCCCCCGCTGCCGGCCGGGACCAAGCTCGCCCCGCCTGCGGGTGCCAGGACAGCCGTCAAGCCACCATCCAAGCCGCGCGCGAAGAGGAGTGTGAAGCATGGCCGTTGATCGTGGGCACGCCCAGCCGGGCCAGACCGTGCGACTCCGCGCTGCCTTTTCGCTCGCTGGTACGCCCGTCGATCCCTTCCAGATTCGGCAGGTGGAGATCCTCGACGAGAACATGGCCGTCCTCGCCACGATCTCCGGCACGTCAATTGTCCGCTCGGCGCTCGGCCAGTTCTACGTCGATTGGCCTGTACCATCGACAGAGCCCGTCTCGATCCACTTCGACCGCTGGTTTGCCACCGCCTCTTCCGGGGGCACGGAAGAGCCCTTCACCTTCGCCTTCCAGGTGCTCGCCTTCTCTTCCGCCACGGCCGGCACGCCCTACATGACCGTCGAATCGGCCCGCACGTGGCTCCCCGATGCCTCGGAGATCAACTCGGCCCAGCTCGCCGAAATGGTGCTCTTGGGCCAAGAGACAATCGAGTGGGTGACGGGCCAGAACTTCCTACCGCAGACGTCGGCCCGGATCTTCGACGGCTCGGGCCGGGGAACGCTCTCCGTCAAGCGCCCGATTCAGAGTGTCATCGAAGCGCGCGTCCTCTCGTGCCACCCGGGGGGCGAGGACTCGCTGATCGACCCCGCGGGTATCCGCATCTCCGGCAGCCGCACCATGCTCGCGCTCGGGAACGTCCAGCGCTACAGCGACCGCTTCGCATCGGGGTTCATCGGCTACCCCTGGGGCTGGCCCGGCGGCGGGTGCGGCATCTGGCCGCCCGGGTTCCAGAATATCCAGATCACGGGCGAGTGGGGCGCCTTCGCCTCGCCTCCGCGCCAGATCACGGCGGCACTCGGGCAGCTGATCCGCTATGCCGCGGTCTGCGATGACCCGCTCGGTTTGACCGATGCCGCCTTCTCATCGGAGTCCACGGACGGCGATCGCCAGTACACCATGCGGGACATCTTTAGGAAGGCACAGATCAACAATGCCACGGGCTACGCCGACGTCGATTCGATCCTCGCCCGCTTCCGTCAGGGCGTGATCGTGGGATCGGTCTAGGCGTCATGGTTACGTTTACCCGCACCAGCAAATCGCTACTACCAGATCGGGTGGTGCGCGTCGATCGCCGCTTGCGGATCGACGACGGCATGGGCGGGACCTATCCCAAGCATCAGACGATCATCCAGCGCTACCACGTGCGGCTATGGCCCGAGCAGCATCAGCGACGGGAGCGGGTCGAGCTCGGCGAACAAGAGGCGATCCAGGACTATCGCGCCGTCGCCGATCCGACACGGAACGGCAAGACGGTCATGATCGGCGATCGATTCTTCGATCAGAAGAACAACGAATGCTACGACGTGGTAGCTGTCAAGCGCCCGCGCCCGGGGCTCGCGTACTCGGCCATGATCCATTACGAGCTGCGGCTCGTCAAAGACGGTTGCCCGGATGCCGCGGCCGGCTACGGGGCAGCGACGGGTGTGGCTGGCGGAGCGGGTGGCGCGGCTACGGCAGGCGGGCCGACGCAAACGCATTTCATCATGCGGCACTTTGCCAACAACGAGATCTTCGGCTGGCAGGCGTTGCCGTATTTCGACGGCATGATCTACAACCTACAATTCGATGACCCGGCGCAGATCGCCGAGATCGAAGCCTTGGTCGCAGCCGGCCGCGATTGGTGGCGCTATTACGACGTGCTCGATTATTGTTTCTCGGCGACGCTCTTCGGTGGCACGACCCCGCCCATGGCCACGTGGTTCAACTATCTGCGGGACAACATCCAATTCGCCGGTTCGACGTCCCATCGCCGCTTTCGTGTAGCCGATACCGTCTCGCTCTTCAATGCCCCCCCGGCTGGCCCTCAACCCGAACAGCGCGAGCTTATTCCCTGGGGGCTCATTACCGCGGGTGAACGTGCGGCGATCGTGGCCCAGATGGTGGCCCTCGCCGATAGCCCGGGCGGCGTCTCTGTCCCCTCGGCCGGGGTCTTCTTGGATCAGGCGTGGCTCAATCTGCCCGACTTCTTTGTCGAGGATACGCTGACGAACGAGTCCGGGCATGGGAACCTGAAGGAAGGAAGCCCGAAGCTCACGGCTCTTGATTACGCCGGGACCGAAGCGGCTTTCGGAGACGGGGGCACCTGGAACACGCATCGCGCGGGCTTGGTCTCGCTCTACGCCGAGATCGCGGCGGCGCTCGGGGTGCGTTACGCAATCAAGAACGCGGAGAACCTGCCGCAGGGTGGCGACGTGGTGCCGAAGCCCTGGATGATCGAGAACGCATGGAACAATCTCCGGTACGGCGGATCGCAACCCGCGCGCTGGGCCGCCGCCAAGGCCGCGTTCGCGACCGATCCCCGGAACATCCTCTCGATCAAGTGCGAGTCAGCAGCGAACGCGGTGATTGGCGTGCCCGAAGCGCTCGCGCACTGGCAGGCGACGGGGGGCTGGATCTCCTTCACCGACGATGATTCCGTCCAAGGCATTGCGAACCGGGAGACGGCCTATCTCGAAG